ATTCTTTGCATTTGATATGGATGAGGCAAGAAAAGGAAATCTTTCGGAACGGTTTGAAAGTTATGAAAAGGCTGTAGTAAACGGAATTTATCAGCCGGATGAGATAAGGGAAATGGAAAACAAGCCGCCTTTAGGATTGAAATTTATTAAGTTAGGATTGCAGGACGTATTATACGATCCCGAAAAAGAATTAATATACGTTCCTAATATGGGACAGACACTTAAATTAGGAGGTGAGATTAAGGAATGAAAATAGAATTAAGGGAAAAAGAAGTCACAATATCCGGATATGTCAACGCTATATGCAGAGATAGCCGAGTGATGACTCTGCCGGATGGAACGAGGTTTGTTGAACAGGTTAAAGAAGGAGTTTTTTCCAAAGCTATCAACGCAAACAAAGATATCAAACTGAAATTCAATCATGGAAAAGTAATAGGCGGCACTGCAGACGGTTCTTTAGAAGTTCGAGAGGACAACATTGGACTGTATGCCGTTGCGAAGGTTACTGACCAAGAAGTAATAGAAGCCGCCGATGAAGGAAGGATAACAGGCTGGTCTTTCGGTTTCAACGTCATAGAAGATGAATGGGGCGATTGGACTATGGAAGGAGTTAAACGCCGTTATCTTAAAGAAATTCAGCTAAATGAAGTGTCTATTCTCTCTGATCGTGTGCCGGCATATGCAGGGACATCGTATGAATTAAGGGAAGAAGGATTAAGCACCTTAGAAACAAGAGGCTTGCACGAAGAAAATGTTGAAAAGATACTTTTGAGAACGCCAAAGCCATCCTATGACGCTGAAAAAATAAAAAGAATGAGACTTGATATTAAAAAAATGGAGGTATAAGAAATGTCAAAAATAAAAGAACTCAAGGAAAAAAGAAACGAATTACTCATAAAGGCTGCTGCTATTCTTGACAAGGTAGAGGAAGAGACAAGAGCTTTAACCGATGATGAAGAAAAAGAATACAAAGGTTATATTGAAGAGGCTGATAGTCTTGGAAGAACAATAAAAGCACTGGAAGAGCGTAGAGCGTTGGATGATCCGGAACCTAAAGACCCTACAAAAGACGAAGAAATTAGGTCTTTTGAAAAGTACTGCAGAGGCGAAACAAGGGCATTAAAAGTCGGAACAAATGGCGATCTTCTTCCGAGAACCGTAGCGAATATGATTATTGAACAAATGAAAGACATCAGTCCTCTTTTCAATAGGGCTACAAAATTTAATGTAAAAGGAGAACTTTCAATACCTGTCTATGATGAAAGTACAAGTGCCATTACTGCGACGTATGTCGATGAACTTACAGAACTCACAGAGAAATCGGGAGAACTGAAAACAATATCGTTAAAATCGTATATTGTCGGTGCGCTCTCTGTAATTTCAAATAGGCTTATCAACAATTCCGACTTTGATATTGGTGGATTTATAGTCGGCAAAATGGCTAAAGATTTAGCTGAGTTTGCTGAAAAAGAAGGACTAGTCGGAGCAAGCGGAAAGATTAAGGGTATATTCCCTAATGTTACAAAATCAGTAAAAGCAGAATCGCAGACACTTACAGCGGACGATATTATTAAAACACAACTTTCGATACCGACGGAAGCGCAGAAAAATGCAGTATGGATTATGCATCCTTCAACGTTTACAGAAGCAATGACGTTAAAGACAACAGATGGACAGTACCTGTTAATTCCTGATATGGTAAATGGTTCTGGATACAGAATGTTAGGTAAAACTGTGTACATTTCGGATAATGCTCCAAAGTTTGCGGCTTCTGCAAATGTAATGCTTTACGGTGATTTGACAGGTTATGCATATAACATGTCCAAAGAAATTGAAGTAAGTGTTCTCAAAGAAAAATTTGCAACACAGTATGGTACAGGCGTTATTGGTTATATGGAAATAGACGGAGCTATTATCGACCAATCAAAACTTGCGGTTCTTAAGATGGGAGCATAAGGCGTGATATGGCATGAAAGTTTCAGAAATAACAACAAATGATCTGGCTGATTATGTCAGGGCGGACGGCACAGAACCGGCAACAAATAATTTCTTAGCGGCGGCATTGTCTGCCGCTAAAGGCTATATAAAAAACAGAACATCATTAACAGATGTTGAAATGGATGAATATGAAGAAATAAGTATTGCCGTGTTCGCCCTGGTGGCTGATATGTATGATGTTAGATCTACAACTGCGGAAACGGCAACCGAAAATTTAACGGTGAAAGCTATCTTGAATTTGCATGATAAAAATTTTTTATGATGGAAGGAGGCGGCGGCTATGCGGAATTTAGCAGGAAGGTTAAACAGGAAAATAGAACTTTGGGAAAATTATCAGACGGATGGAGTTAATGCCATAGGTCAGGCGCTTTGGAAACAACGCAAGGTCAGAGATTTGTGGGCAGAAGTTCGGCCGCAAACGGGAAGCTTGCTGAACCGCACCGCCGAAACAAAACTTTCACGAACAACACATAAGATCATAACAAGATACACTGATATTATTAAGCCGGGAATGTGGTTTATTGCTGATGGACAGAGATATGATATTTTATATATTTTGGATCCGTATCTTCAACACAACACTTTAGAAATTTTTTGTGAGGTGTTAGAATAATGGCTTTTGCTGAAATGAAAATTAAAACGAATGAAAATCTGGATAAAGAATTGATCAGACTTGCTACAGATATTGCACCGAAAGAGTGTAGAAAATTTATGCAAAAAGAGGGAATTAAACTTAAGAATAGGATTAGATCTTATTTGAAAAACGGATACAGAAGAAAAACAGGTAACCTTGTCAACGGTAAACATTTGAAGCGTGGCAAGGTTTATGTATATAAACCGCTTAATTCCTATGAAACAAGAATACATTTTGCACCACATACGCACTTGCTTGAATATGGTTTTAATCATGTTAAAAGCGGCAAAAGAATAGTTGGTCGTCATTTAGTAGCGAAAGCGCAAGACAGCTTCGGAAGCGAATATGAAAAAGACGCAGAGGCGTTTATTACTGATTTAACAAAAGGCTGGTGAAATAATGGCAGAAGTGGCCGACATATTAACAAACGTAACGAAACGGCTTGAAGAAACTTTCGGTATACCCGTAATAGATAAAGATATTGAAGAAGATATACCTCGCCCTGCGTTTGTCATTGACGCTGATGAGATTAAAAGAGATATGTTCGGATTGATGGAACATATAGAGTTCAAATTGCGAATAATTTACTTTGCACCATCAATTTACAATGGGTATGCCGAACTATATGGAGTGCTGGATAATTTAGCCGCTGCCTTTGAAGGCAGAATTAAAATAAATGAAACATTCAATTATACATTGGAAGAACAAGAAGGGACAATATACAAAGCTGACATGGCTGTTGAACTGTCTGGAAAGATAGACATTGTTAATCCTTATCTTGAAAACGAAGAGGACAAAAAAGATATGCTTGAACTTGACGTTCAAGTTAAAGAAAAAAAGGGGGTTATATAAATGGCTCAAAATATGCCTAACATTGAGGTAATCTTCAAACAAAAAGCTGTAACGGCTATACAGAGAAGTGAAAGAGGCGTTGTTTGCGTTATTGTCAATGACGATACCGAAGGAACAGCAACAACGAATAAATATGAGTTGTCTGCGGATGTGAAAGAGACTGAATATACAGCTGAAAATTATAAAGCAATACTCGGAGCATTTATCGGTATTCCCAGAACAGTATATGTTGTTAAAATCGGAGCTGCCAAGAAATTTACGGACGCCAAACCGGCTATTGCAGGAATAGATTTCAATTGGTTATGCTACTTAAATGCTACGAGCACAGAACAAGACGCAGTTGCGGCCTACATAAAAGAAACAAACGCTAAAAATAAAAGAAAGAAACGAAAAGCTGTTGTCTATAAGGCAACGACAACTGACGATATGCATGTCGTCAACTTTACAAACGAGGCTATAAAGTTTAAAAATGCAGAAGCTGCATATCCTGTGCAGAATTATGTTGCAAGAATTGCAGGACTTCTTGCAGGACTTCCGTTTACAAGGGCAGCAACATACACAGTTATGCAGGAACTGGAAAGCGTAACAGAGCCTGCAGACCTTGACGCAGCTGTGAATAAAGGAGAATTTATACTTTGGAACGACAGCGGAGAAGTAAGGGTTGGACGTGCCGTTAATACACTGACAACCTTGGGAGAAGACCAGACAGCAGATATGCAGAAAATCACAATTGTAGAGGCTATGGACTTAATACTTGAAGACATAGTGGCAACATTTAATGATTACTACTGCGGAAAGTATAAGAATAGTTATGACAACCAGGTACTGTTTATCGCTGCGGTTAACGTATATTTCAAACAACTTGGAAGAGAAAGCATATTAGATCCGAATTTTGAAAATCTTGCGCAGGTTAATGTTGAAAAACAAAGAGAAGATTGGATTTCTACCGGAAAACCGGAGGCAGTCGATTGGGATGAACAAAAAGTTAAGAACATGACTTTCAGATCATTTGTAAATCTTACTGCAAATATAAAGGTGCTTGACGCTATGGAAGACTTGAATTTTATCATAACAATGGCATGAGAGAGGTGTAACTAATGGCTGATAACACAATTAGAACGAATGATATAATTCGCGGTACTTATGGCCGTGTGTGGATCGATGGCGAATTGTTCGCCAATGTTAAAAGTTTTGAAGCGAAACTGACACTAAATTATGAGGAAGTCGACCTTTCAAACGATTTAGGAAAACATCAGCGTTATATGGGATTTACCGGAGAAGGTACAATGACGCTTCATAAGATTAATTCAAAAATCCTTGCAAAGCTGACAAAGGGGATTAAATCGGGTGATATGCCGGAGATAACAATCATTGGCAAACTGGAAGACCCGACAGCGTTAGGAGCGGAAAGAATATCATTTTCAGAGGTAACAATTGATGAAGTGATGGCTCTCAAATATGAAAATGCAACAATAGGCGAAGAGGAAGTTCCGTTTAAATTTGCTGACTATGAACCTATAGATTTGATTAAATAAGGAGACTGAAAAAATGAAGCTGACAATTGAAGATTTGGTAGCAAGAAGCCTACAGTCCGATTTAGATAAATACAAGGCTGTGAAAATAGTAATTGATGATGACGGAAATTATATCATGGCCGAGAAGAAGGACATTAAAACGGTGTCAAGGATTATTGACGGCAGTGGGGAAAATGCCGAAGAAAACGCAGAGCAGACAGCAATGTTAATATATGAACACTGTAAAATTCTTCATAACGAAGAATTGAGGAAAAATTATGGTGTTATTGAGCCAGTCGAAGTCGTTGAAAAAGTATTCATGTCAAATATGGATCTTATGGAAAAAGCGGCTGCTGAAATAATGACGATGTATGGCTTGAACAGAAAAAAAGGAAATAGGGGAGGAACGGTTGACGCCGTTGAAACGGTAAAAAACTGATTAAGGGCGGCGG